GGCAATACAAATCTCGCACACTCTTTTGCTACACCTTTCTTTAATAGCATAGCATATACATCTTGAGCATCTTTAAATAACTCTCCGATAACACGGTTCATCTTATCTACTTCAACAGGATCAAGATCATCAATAGAGTTTTGACGATTCTTATCATCCTGACGACGTAGATCTGGTAAAGGAATCTTATCTGTTAGCAGATTTGTGTCTGCATATCGTTGAGAAAATTCCTGATAAGTAAATGAACGATGTCTTAGTATTTGTGCAGCGATTGCTCTTGTTGTATTAATTTCAAGAGTCATTGTTGCTTGCTCAAACACAGACCAATGACCGTGCTTAATGCAATACTCTAATAGTTTTTCAACTTTAGGATTGTCTTGATTATTAGGATTAGATACTCTTGCGATATATCCTATCGTTTTCTCAGCGTCAGGTGTTGTGCTTACAAGGCACACTGATGCGTGAGACAAGGGTTTCATTGTACTGGTCATTGTCGAAAACATCTAGCGATTATAAGGAGTCCAAATGCTTGTAGGAAAGATATGGTTGTCAATCCAAACAAAGCAGGAAGAGTAAAGTTCCAAGCAAACATTAATACTAAAGGAGTTAGAATTAGTTCGCCAATAAATGCCCCCACCTGTTCTGGTGTGACCTCTGGAACCTTAGATTCCTTTGGAGGTTCTTCCTCTGGTTTCTTAGGTTCTTGTATTTTATTGACGGTGTAAATCGTCATCTTCTTTTTCTTTTCTTGTTCGTTTTGTCGGAAGTTTCCTGTTGACTTTTCCATAATTTAGGGTTGACTAATCCTTCTGATTGTTTGAACCATTTGAAGTCCTTCTTATACTTATCATAATAATAGTCAAACATCTCTACTTGTGACATTGGTATGGCAATATCATAACATTCCTCGCCATTTTCTATGTAATGAACAAGGTATGCTGTATATGGTAATGTTTTATCGTTAGCATCAGAAACCTGACACTTCTCTTTAAGGACGTTCAATGTTTTCAACTCCGATTACCCCACTGAATTGTAGGGAATGCTTCTTGAACAACTGCTTTAGTAATTCTATAGCGTTTGCCAAGTTGTTTGTCTTTCACAAGGCATAATACCTTTGCTTCTTCTTCGTGTAACCCTTCTAACATTTGGATAAACATATTCTCTTTCTTCATAGAAGGAAGATTGTCTGCTCCACCCTTAATAAAGTAATAGAATTTACGTGCTTCTTTCTCAAGCACTGTATGTTCTGTACCCATAGGTGCAGGATTAGGTCTGTAAGGTACGTCACCTTCTGGCAATGCTGAAACCACAGAGTCATCGTAGTTCCAGATGAATAGAGAACGTAGTGCTTGACTATTATTCTCTTGAAGGATTTTCACCTTCTGTGATTTTGTCTTTGCATTGTGTGCTTTCTGCAAAATCTCTGCAATAGTAAGTTTCATAACTTAAAAATAGTTTACTTCTGACACTAGGTCATTCAATTCATTCTCTTCAAAATAAGAAGAGAGATCGTTCCTGTTAGCAGGAACTAAGGATTCATATGTATCTATAATCTTTTCTCTCATCTCTTTTGGAATGTAATCAAAGTCAATGAGTTTACGATTACGTTCATACTGATTCACAAGTTCTGGTGTAGTGCAAAAGTCTTCTGGACTTTGAGTAGACCACTTTGCAATTAAAACTTTGCGTAATGGTTTCTGTCTGCGTCCTTCGACTAAACAACTATCATCAGATAAGAAGTTTGGAATACCATCAGACCTATCACCTTTAAGGATGTGTTCTGAGATATACAATTTAGGGTCTAGTCCTTCTACCCATTTCTTAAGACAGGGATTGTATTGATCTACATATCCATATCTTTTAAGTTGAATAAAGTCTTTATCTCCAGAGAGTATTAAAGTCTTTACTGGTGGTTGCATATTGTTTTGCAATCTTATGTTTGCAAGACCTTGTTCTTTACAGAGAACAGCGATGATGTCATCTGCCTCTGCACCGTCAACCTCTACAACTTTGTACGGTAAGTTTTCTAAGAACTCTGCCTTAAGTTTATTAAGTAGTTCAAAGATATTGTCCCAGTTATGTTTAGACTTTTGCCTGTCACGTTTACGTGTGCCCTTATAATGAGGGAACTCATCACGTCTCCAGTAATGCCTATTGTCATAACAGAGAACAAGTTCTCCATACTTTTCCTTAAACTCTGATCTATAGTTGAGCAGAGAATTAAGAACCATATGTCGGACTAAACCTTCTTGTAACTTCTCAGTTTGTGAAAGCGAAACCATAAGGTTTGCGATCATTACCTGATTCGCATCTACAAGAATCATTTTTAGTCATCATCTTCGTCATCTATTATATCATCTTCATCAGTTAAACGCAAGTACAATAGTTCTTCGGGATCTACTCTACCATCATCGGTCAACATTTCTGGATGGATAACCGCTTTTGCATATGCTGCATTCTCAAGGTATGTATCAACATAGTCTTTTACATACCACGCAACAATAGCACCGATTAGGAATGCTCCTATGATTAATGATGCAAATATTACCGCTTGCTCTGCCATAGGATACTCCGTGTAGTTAAAATTATTTAGACTTTTTTTTGCGTCCAGGTTTACGAGTCAACTCGTACTTCCACGCATCTTCCAAGATAGCATACAGATACTTGTGTATCTTTCTTGCTTGTGGTTTAGGGATATGCCCAAAGGATTCTCTTAGGTACGGATCACCGCCCTTAATATATCCTTGTAACTCAAGACATATTTCTGAAACACTTGCTGCTGTGCTACTCTCAATAAACTCTGTTACTTCTCTTCGAGTAAATTTTTGTGACTCTAGTAACGGGTAGACCTTCATTAAGAATCTACCCTCGCTCATTGCAGAGTCCATTGCTCTCTCAACTAAAGAACAAAGTTCATCAACTTTGTTTTGCTTGTCTGTCATTATAGTCAAATGATACCTCTTGATTTAAAGTGTGAGATTGATTCATTACAACCACCTATTTTCTGTCCGTCTACAACTAACTGTGGGAAGGTGGACCCATTTCCAAATTCTTTATAGAATTGATCTCGTGTAAAATTTTCATCGAGTTTATACTCTCGATAACTCCAACCCTTTAGATCGTAAAACTGTTTAATCTTAGAACAGTAAGGGCAACCATTTCTGGAGTAGATTGTAGTTTGTTTAGGAGTCATTAGTAAAGATGTACGTTGAATGCGATTGAATAGCGAGAGTGATCTGTGTTGTTCTTTTCCGTAGCGTGTTCTAACCACGATGGAAATAGTATAACAGATTCTGGAGTAGGTTCAAAGTAAATACCTTCTTCAGTTCCAAACATACACATCTTAGCATACATATTTGGATTGTAAAATAGTATCCCACCCATATCAGGAGTCGTCTTATGATAATACACACCTGATACTTGATGACCTGCGTGTGTATGTCTCTGTTGTGACTTACCTTTACCTACTACATTGATCCACGATTGAGAAATTGTCCACGATCCTCTCAACGGTTCTATGTATGCTGATGCACTATCTGGAACAGGTAATTTTTGAGAACCAACATATTTTTCTATTGCTTCACCTAAGAATGTTTCAAGTTTAGGCATTGGATGTCTCTTAAACATCTGTAATAGATGTTGTTTCTCGTGAGTACCGTGCAAAGTTTCTTGCAAAGCATAAGGAGACAAGTATGAACTGTCAGACCAGTCACCTGTCTCCTCTAAGTATTTTATTGTGTTATCTATTTCTTCTACTATAGCAGGGTCACTATGTTGTGATGGAAATATTTCAATAGGGAATAGTTGCATCATTTAATTCTTTGATTCTGTAGTGCCTTACAAGTTGCTGATCTAAAGTATGAATCTCTACAACAGCATCTTCTGGTGCATCAAATATGTATAACTCGGAGGGCATTAATACTTTCTCTAACCAAGTTTCTCTCGCTATACATTTAAAGATTACCATCTTATTGGTATCATTTTTATATGTATGACTATTCACCCTGCAACTCCTTGAGTTTGTCGTAGCAATAGTCAATGATCTCTTGTCTGTAAGACATCATCTCTGTGAAACAATCTTGATTGTATGCACAAGATCTTAATTTACTATCAGGTTTGTGAAGACTCTCGATCAATAGAGTCAATCCCCTCTGTTGCTTCTCCTGTGACATCAGATTCTTGTGTT